CCGAGTGCGGCTTGCAGAAGTCCGATGGAGCCGGATATGGTCTGAGTGGACTCGCGGGCAAAGTTGCCAGCGTACTGCTCTGTGTTCTCAAAGAACATCTGCATTGCGACCTCGGCTTTTTCAGCGTTAGTTGCAGAGGCCCATGTGAAGTCCAGACCCTTGGCAAGAGCATAGGCTTGGATGTTAGTAGCGTTCATGGAGACACCGAGGTTGTCCATCATGGTGAAGTTGCCCTTTGCCGCACCTGCCACGGACTCCATAGCCATTGACATATCGATGCCCATGACCGAAGCCATGTCTGCCGCCCGCTGCATGGCCTTTTCGGTCAGATTAAGGCTCTTTTGTTGTTCAATGCCGGAGCCTTGAAAGAGTGCGCCCATCTTATTGGCGGTGGCTAGATATTCGCTTTGCGATAAGCCCAGATTTTTATACGCTTCCTCGCCGGTTTTCTGAATGGAGGTTGCATATTCACCGAATACCGCTTCCGAGCCACCTAGGTTCTGCTCCAGCTCACCGAACTGCTGTACAACCTCCTTGCCCAGCTTAAAGGCAGCGGCACCTGCGGCGATAGCAACTGTGCCCATTGCGGCCCCGACACCTTTTAAGATGCCGCCCAGCTTGTCAAATTTACCGCCTGAATTATTTGCTGCGTCACCAGCATCTTCCAGTTCGTCACCGAGTTTGTCTGCTTTATCGGCGGATTGCGCTAGTTCGCGCTCCATATCATTAAGCTCAGCTTTGGCGTTGTTGAGCTGAACAGCCCATCTTTGGGTGCGACGGTCGTTTTCTCCAAAAGAATCAGAAGCATTCTGTAATGCCTTTTTTAAGGTTTCAATTTTGTCCTTCTGTGCATCGATCTGCCTGGTGAGCACCTCGTTTTTGGCGGTGAGGGACTGGACACTGCTTTCGTTTTTGCCAAATTCTGACTCGACCAATTTCATTTCAGAGCCGAGCACCTTAAACGATTGGTTAATATCAGAAAGAGCTCGTTTAAATTCCTTTTCACCCTCGACGCCGATTTTTAGACCGAAGTTGTCCGCCATAATCTCACCACCTCCTTAGATCCCGTTTGGTATGATTTCGTCGATGTAATACTCGCGTTTGGCCTTCGCCAGGCCGTTGAACTGCTTGTAAATCTCCCACTGGTCCAGCAAATGCCCAATCGGCATCAGCCAGACTTCCTGCTCAGAACGATGCAGGAGGGATACTCCATAAAAGATCAGCCGGGCAAACAACTCCTCGTCGCTTACCCGACCTGCGCGTTTTTTACGGATTCTTCCTCGCTTTCAACCTCGCGCTTTGTTCCTTTATACATAGCCTCCATGATGGCGTTTTTGTAATCCGCCAGCTCAAAAGGAGATGTCAATAGCTCAACCGCTTCCTCAGTCAGAAGGGTTTTCTTCTTGGAAGGGCTCTGCAGGTTATGGACCAGCACCGATTGATTGGCAAGAAGGGTAATAAGCCACACCACCTCATCCAAGGCCATTTCAAAGTTCTCAGTTTTCATGAGCTTTTCGCCCAAATTAGAAAGACCGCCATATCTCTTGGCGATCTCCTTTGTAGCCTTGGTGGTCAGAAGCATTTCATACTCCTGACCACCGATCGTAATTACTGCGCTTCGTTCTTTATCCATTTGCTAATCCTCCCTGTTTATACTGCAGCAAACACAGGCTCATAGACCTGCGTGTACCATCCGGTAATGACGGAAGCTGGAACGCTCGCATCATCTTCATTGACCTCAGATTTCCACGGGTGCTTGCCGTTGTCATCAAGCTTGTTTCTGCGCAGCACGGTACCCTCGATAGTCGGTGTAGAAAAAGTAATGGAATCGCCCTTGGTGGAGAGGTTGGTTGCCGGGATACCGAAAACCACACGGTAAAGCCAGAAATAGCGGTAGTTGCCATTTGATTTTTTTGCCCGAAAGCCAACCGCGACAGGAGAACCGCCATCCTCGCTGCCGGAAATGACGACATGATTGTCATCAAGGGTTGCTCCGGTTAGGTCTTCAGCAGCCGTGACGCCGATATCGTCAATCCCAAGGGAAAGCGTGCCATTTTTGAATTCCTTGACGATTTCAGCAGCATTGTCATCAGCATATAGGGTTGCTTCAGCGAGTTCAACGGAGAGGTCAGCTTTCATTGCTTTTGCAAGCTGAATGGGAGTGTCATAGGTTTCATTGCCGCTGGTATCCTCAGTGATTTTGGCATAATAGAGTTTATCTAATCCGATTGTTGCCATAAATTATTCCTCCAGTTAGTAATTTTTCGCCACATCGATGGCGTAATGGTGATAGCCGGTATCATCCTCATGTCCGATATACCGGCGATCTGTTATGATGAATTCCGCTTCCAAAAGAAGCGCTGTTATCTGTCGTTTTCTCTGGAGATAGTTTCCTTTTGAAAAAAGCGAAATCCGCACCTCGGAAACTTCGATGAGTGGGAAATTATCGCCGAACAGGGCGAATTCGTCCGTCATCGGTGTCAGCACAAGGTACTCGTCGGGTGGGACGCCGGAAAAAACACCCGTCTCCACGGGGAGAATGTGCGTGAGTAAAGTATTCAGTTCAGCCAGTATGCTCATACGCCGTCCACCTCCGATTCAAACTTCGATTTCATTGCCGCCACCGCCGCAGATTTGCTTGACGACTTGGCGGGCTTCAAGAAAGGTTTCGGTGCTTGCCCGTGCTTGCCGTATTCAAGAATATTGGCTATTTTAGCATTACTGCCACCATCGCTTCTTGGCTCGGCAAAACCGACCTTGATATCCCAGCCGGAGCCGTCTCTCTTCTGCTTGGCAGGAGACAGGCCGAGGGAGCGTTCGAGTTCGCCTGTAGAGCGGCTTTCTTCCTTGGTCCCATGCCCGACCACAGAGGAGAGGTTGGCCCTAACCTTTGAAAGAACCACCTCGCCGCCCGCTTCCAGCACCTTGGGAATAATCTCATCGGTTTTTTCTGCAAGGAGGGAGAGCCGCTCCTCGAAGTCGGCCGGGAGTTTTATTTCAACTTTTGCCATCACTTCACACTCCCTTCGACATGCTCGCACAGGCACTCGACGTACATGCCGCGTCCCCGCACGTCCTCCGCTGAGATAATGCGGTAACGCTCTGTGTCGCAGGAGATGATATGTGTCGTGTCAACTGCAAATCCCGGCACTTTACGGAAGCGGAACAGTGCGGTCGCCTCGGAGAATGCCGCCATGTTCGCCCAACGCTCCGAGCCATGTTTATCTTCTTTGTAAGCACGGACAGAAGCGAGAGTGGTGTCGCCTGTGGTAACGAAGCCCTCTGCGTCCTTGACCGGGGCAGCGGTGATGATGTCTATTAAGGTATTCATTTTTCCATAACTCATGCTCACACCCCCCATATTCTGTCGAGCCGCAGAAGGGTGTTGACTGTGTTCCAGACCTGCTGCCCTGCTTGTATGGAATCAGCGAAAAAACCGCCTGTACTGCCATCCCTGCTTTCGTAGAAATGGGACGACAGCATTATGACGGCTTGCTCTGTGGTAGGCGGCATTTGATGGTCAGTATAATAATTTGCTGTGAGATGCTGATAGCTCTCAGCGTAGGAAACAGCGGCGGATATGTACAACTGCAACAGTTCATCGTCCGCCGTGTGTTCAAGGATGAGATTTGCCTTGACTTTTTCAAGCAGTGTCATGCCGCCACCGTCCTTTCATCATTCTTCTTCCGGTTCTGCGATTACGACAGTGAAGGTCGCTTCGGGATAACCGGAAGTCCACAGGGTGAAGGCCTTCGGCGTATTTATGATTTCATCGCATTTTAGCCACATGACGATATCTCCGGCTGAACCGCCGACAGCGGCGGCTTCCGTAGCGTCAGCGGCTGTAAGTTGAGAGCCGTTGTACTTAACCGCAGTAATGTCTGCAAGCCCTGTGGTAATGAGCATTCCAACCCACTTGTGCGTACCTTGCGCCGGATTGGAACTTGGAAAGGCAATCAACTCAGATACAGGTACAGCTACGGTAATAACACCGTCCTCAATGGTGATTGCCGTGACCTTACCTTGATTGGCGGTCAGATCATCACCGGTTGGGGTAGGTATCTTGGCGACAGAAACATTCCAAGAATCCGGAGTCATAAGCCTTGAATCTTTCAGTTTGAGTAGCAGAGCATTAAAATCATCCTTGACTCCGGCTACGGTTGTTGCTGTGCTGGTCGCTTGGTTAATAGCAGAAGGAAGCCCCGTTACCGAGGCTCCCTCCTTGATTTCCAGCGTGCCGCCAATGACGGTTTTCTCGCCCCCTTGTTCGGTATAGTTCTTTGTGTTGTAGCTCATATTGCACCTCCGTTAAGCTTTCTGCTGGAGAACCTTGATAGCCTCCGGCAGAATCAATTTGCCGTCCACACGTTG